GATTTTGGCCCAGCCCGGTCGGCAGATCGGCCGGCATTCCACCACGCCGGCCAGTTTCAGCAGTTGTTCGAATTCAGGCAACAAGTGCGCCCAGGTTTTGTATCGCTGCCCCGTCATCCACACCCATTCCGCGATGAGATCATCGCCGCGCATGTGCAGGCGCACACCGAGCAGTGCCACCGGCTTGTCGCGCTCGTCCAAGATCAGCGTCAGCCGCACCTCGAAATGCGTGACCTCGCGGATAAGCTCCGACACGGTTTCTTTGGTGCGACGCGCGATCGACGGCAGGAACGGCAACCAGAACGGCGCCCAGGCTTTCAGCGCATCGAAATCGATCGGGATCGGGACGAGCCGCACCTCAGTCCAGGCGCGCAGGCGAGCGCGCCGCCATCAGCTTGATCAGCGCCGCGAGCACGTCAGTTGTCGATGTCGCGGCGATCCATGTCTCGATCTGGCCAGCGGTCGCCGTAGCAATGCGCGCGGTCAGGTCCACGACTGCGGGATCGTTCAGCAAGCCTTCATTACGCTGGCGTTTCTGCTCCCGCCCCGGTGCGGCGGCCGCATAGGCGGCGTCGGCTGCATCGTGCTTGGCGATTTGCTCCGGCGTCAACGGTACGACAACGCCATCGACCATATTGTGGGTGTGGATGCTCATTAGCCCTTCACTCCGTAAGCCGAGAACGTGCCGGTGGCGATCAGACCGGGGAAACATTCAAAGATGATGGCATTGATGTTGGTAGTACTGACCATGTTGCGGGTATCGTTCCAGATCAGGCCAGCAGTGTTGTGATAGTGCACGCACACCGATGACAACTGCGGAATTTGCGCACGAGCCGAGCCGAACAGATGCACGATGGCATCACACGGCGTTGTTGGCAGCGCATTATCCAAGGCAGTGCTGATCTGGCCGATAAGATTTGCCGAATTGGAATAAATAATGGGCGAGGTGCCCCCCGCCAAGCTGTTATGAAATCCAACCTCGTCGAAGTAGGCATTTTCAATATATGAAGCGCCGTTATTGCTGCTGACGGCAAACCGCAGGGTCGACTCCTTGGTGCCCGGGATCAGCCCGGAAATCAAAAACACATAGTGGGCATAGGCGCTGGTCAAATTGGTGAAGATCGCCCCGGTGGCGTTGGTCACCGTCTGCTTGCTGTGCAACACCCATCCGACGCCGGTGTCTTGCAGCAAGATCCAGCTGGTGCCGTCGTAGCGAAACTCCGCATAGCCATCGGCCAGTAATTCGCCGCCGACCAGCGGGCCGCCGAACTGGTTCTTGATCGGTACCGCGGCGATGCCGTCCATGTTGAGCGTGGCCGGCCCAGTATTGGTCAGGCCCGGCCCGATCTTGAGCAGCACCCGCATGTTGGCCGGCACGCTCAGGAAGGGAACGCCGGTAGCAAAAGCCTGCACATTGACGGTTCCGGTGGTGACGATCGAGCCGTTCATAAACACGCCAAGCGAACTATCTTGCAGCATCAGCCAGCTAGTGCCGTCGTAGCGAAACTCGGCGTAGCTATTGGCGATCAATTCGCCGCCGATCAGGGCGGCGCCGAACCGGGTCTTGATCGGCGCCGCGCCGATACCATCCATATCAAGTGTGGCAGGGCCGGTGTTGGTGAACCCGATCTTGAGCATCACCCGCATGTTGCTCGGCACGGCGGTGTGGCCGCCACCGGAAACGAATGCCTGTGCGTTGGCGCTGCCGGTGGTGGTGATCGCCCCGGTCATCAAGTTGCGGTTCTTGGCGTGTGCCGCCATCATCGAGCGGGCGGAATTGTTCACGCTCGCGCGCGGCTGGCCCTCGGCCCAATTGATCGAGGTATCGGCATTGGAATTGCTCGACGCCGTCGTTGACCAATCGTAGATATTTTCACCGGGCATGGGGCTGTCCTTAGCTGAAAATTTCGTCCGCGCGCGCTTGCGTCAGCACGCCTGCGGCAACCAGATCGTCCTTGATCTTCTGCGATTTCTGCTTGTTCAGATCAACATTGTCTTCGGACAACGTGATGGCCAGGTTCTTGCTGTAGCCGACCTTGTTTGCTGCAATGTCAGTCGCTTTCTGTTTCTCCAGCGCGAGCCATTCCTGATTGGTGAACCGCGCCACGAAATCAGTCGTCGGAATGATGTTCTTGTGCTTCTTGGTTGGATCGTGCGCCGCGATCACACCATCGAGTGTTGCATTCTGCTCCGTCGTCAGGTTCTCACGGCCGGTGATGGTGTCGTCAGTCGCGCCCCAGGAGAATGGCAAGCCGCCCAGACCAGCCGCGATCACTTCATCGCCAAAGGTTGGCCCCAACTGCTTTGTCATCAGTTAACCTCGGATCATTGCCATGCAGAAAACATGGTAGGTGCCGGTTCCCCCGCTCACGAAGCCCATCGGCGTAATGAAGTGCATACCCTCTGTGACGCCAGGATTAGCACTGCCGCCGAGCGCCACGGCATAACTAGCACCCGGAACGGTGGTTATCGGATTGGTTGGCCAAACATTCGTTGTAGCATCCAGGTACATCAAAACGGAGATGTTGCCGATGGCGGTTAGCAAGGCATGGCCAGTAACAGCCATGCTGATGTCTTCTTCCTGCCAGGTCAGAAAATACGCACGGGCAGCGGAGGTCAATTCAACCGGACTGAGTGATGCAGTGGCTGCACCCGCAGTAGAGGCGCCAACCAAACTAATGTTGCGGCGATTAAACCAACTGATTACCCAGCGGATATCTGCCGTGTTTTGAAACTGCGCGCTGGCATTAGTGCGGACCATCCCGATCAAGGTACGGCTGTTGTCCCCGCTCTTGATTTCCACACCGACATTGCCTGCAGTCGCGCTGGTGGCATGCGTAGTGGTGGAAAATTCGGCGGTGATCGTTCCGCTGCTGTTGAAGGCATAGACATAATAGGTCGTGGCGGCAGTCAGGCCGCCATTCGTCAAGCCGGCAATGCCCCCTGATGGTATGGCGTAGATGACCCCCGCTATTTTGATACGATCGCCATGGTAGGGGGCAAAGGACAACGCGGTGGCGCTGACATATGTTAGCCGGCCGCAGTTGATCGTCTGCGACGCCAGCGTTGCAGCATCGATGCCCTTGATGTGAGTGGCGTCGGTCCATACCGCGATCTGATCTACGGTCGGCGTTCCGCTGTTGGAGACATTGCCGCCGGCCGATGTGGCAGTCAGATTGCCGCCCGAGAACGCCAGCCCGGTGCTGACGTTGACCGGCGTCCAAGTGTTGGCCGCGCTGCGATAGTAGATCGTGTTGGTGCCGGTGAGGCCCGAGATTGCCGTCAGGTCGCCGTCGATCGGCTGATAGCCGGTCAGATCGATCGATAGCGTGCCGCCGACCAGCGACAGCGGCGGCGTTGTCGAGACAACCCCTGCGGGCCCGGTGGGGCCGGGTGGCCCCGGTGGTCCCGGTGCGCCGCCGCCGGATCCGGTGATGCCGAGCGCATTGCGCGCGGTGTAGGGGTCGCGGGCGTTGTCAAAGGCGATGCGAAATGGCGGTGGCGCCCAGGCAACAGTCATGCAACGCTACCATCCTGCTGCGCCTCGATCACCACCCCCTGTGCATGTGTCCATATCGCGCCGTGCGGAATGTAGCGGCGGAAGCGCATGAGCCGCGCCGAAGAATACAGCGCCGCCGAGCCGGTGATCTCGATCATCACCGGCGTTTCCCACACCCAGGCATCCTGCAGCCGCTCGCGGGTGCCGGCGGCCACCGTGCTAGCGGTATCATCCCGAACATCATCGAGCGGATAGGCGTCACTGACAAAAGCGCGCATGCCGGGGGACAGATGCACCTCGGCGGTTTCCATTGTGGCCGGCAGATTGGGGCCGGTCAGTGCCGACAACAACCCGTCTGGATTGATAGCGCCGATCAACGGCCGGCCGCCGACATACCCGAAACTATCGAGCGATGGCGCGATGCTGTCGAGCGGCGGATCGAGCGGATCGCCGGGGATATCGGTATCTAGATCGATGCCGAGCGAACCCAGTAACGCCCAGACCCAGGCGGAAACCGAAGACTTGGCCCAGCGGGCATTCGACCAATCAAAGATGATCTGCTTGTCGTACATGGGGCTGGCGTCCGAGGCGTGATAGACCCACACCACCCGCGGCTTGTTCACACCGGCGAGGCAATGCACGACATTGCGCCGGGTTACATCGGAGTTTGCCAGGAACCACTCGTTGACCTTGTCCTGGCCGATCGGCGTCACTTGCTGGCCGGTCATCGCATAGAAGCCGTCCTCACTCACGAAATAAAGCACGTTGCCGATGGTGTCGAAGCCGTATTTCGAGACACAACCGCGATCGTCCAGCACCCGCGAGAAACTGAAAATTAGCGTGGTGTCGCCGGGCAGGAACTGCAATGTCCGCACGGCACGGTCCTGCAGCACATAGCCGATCTCACCGCCGGCGACGCCTTGCACGGGACCGCCGTCCGGCATCTCCTGGGTGTCGCACAAATTGGTTCCGATGATCCATCCGGTGATGTCGTTGATCGCCGACCAGATGATGCTGCGCTTGTTGTAGCCGGTGCTGTCAGCCAGCCCGGACAGAAACAAAAAATCGCCGATCTGCTTGACGTTGGTGGCGCGCGGCGGTGAACCGGCCAGTGCGGCGAAGTTGGCGCCGGTATCGATGTCGATCACTTGCGGATCGTCGTTGACGTTGACTGCAACCAGCTTCTGGCCGCTCTGCTCGAACATCCACAGATCACCTAGCTGCACATGATAGTCACCGCCGACCGTGCGGCTGATATCAACCCAGCCGCCCAGGCTCCATGTGTAGAGCTTGGTTGGCGTGCCGGCGTAGATTTTCCACTCGCCCGATAGTGTTCGCGCCGAGTACAGCCCGCAAGCGTCGGGCAGTGGTGCAAGGCCAAATGGCAGCAGCGACGGAAACGGCAGGTAGGAATTCACCCCGGCAAAAACGTTCTCCACCTCCGCTGCGAACTTACTGTCGAGCAGCGCCACATCGGGCCGCCACTCGCCAAATTCTACCGGCATTTTTTGCGCGGGCATCAGTGTTGCTCCCGCGCAGCCTTGATCGCGCGCTGCAGATCGGCATAGGCGCGCAGACTGACGACATCGGCGGCAACGATATGGTCGCCACGCTTTCGCAGCATGAACGTCCCCGACTTTTCGCCCAGGACGTAACGCAGCATTTGCGGCGTGTGATAGATGATCACAATTTCCTCGTCGTGATCGAGCACATGCTGATTTTTCTCCGACAGCGGAATGTCGGCGAGTTCGTTGCCATCGCGGTCAAAGATCATTGTCATTAGAAATACGTCCCCGTTCGCACCGTCGGGCTGGTGGCGCCGGTGGTCAGTGCATAGCGCTGGATGATTTCTTGAAACACCTCATCGCGGCGGGCCTTGTACAGTTGCGCCATTTCCACATTGCGGCCGTCGCTGGCAGCTTCCACCATCAGCCCGAACAGGTAGACGTTGGGATATTCGGTCAGCAACCAGTTGCTGTTGCCGTTGCCTCCAACCAGAGTGGGGATTTTCTGGTAATAGTGGAATTCGTAGGCATCGGCGCGATCGTCCACCGGCCGCGCCTTGAACGTGTTGCCCTCGATGGTGAACCGCGCCGGGCGGCGATTGTATTGCGTCGCCGGCAAATAGGCCGGATGCACATAATCGAGTTCATCGATATAGGGCGTCGTCGTTGGCTTGACGGTACGCCACAGCAGATAGTCAGCCGGCAAGGCTACATCGCCTGATATGGTGGTGAGCAATACCGATGTTTCCATCGGCAACACCCGCAGCCGCGAATTGGCGTCGGTTTCGAACGAGCGCGTAAAGCGATCGTAGCGCGCGACGAACCGCTGATTGAACAACAGATCCGACAGTTCGCTTTTCAACTCGCCGTAGTTACTCGCCATTTTGCCTCACCTTCGGCGGCCGGCCGCGCTTGCGCTTGAGCGGAAGGTCTTCGGGTGTATTCGTCCATGCCTCAGGCATGATCGCGGGCGGATCCCCGCCTGCGCGGGGACCAAAGAAACTCACGTCCGTTTCCACCTTGAAGAACGGATTATTCCGCGCCTTGCCGAGCATGTAGGGATCATCGATCTCCACCGGCACGCCGGGAGGGAACACAACATTGTTCCAGGCGCATTCGTCCTCGCCGAGCCAAGTAATCCGCGCCATGTCAGGTTGGCCCGAACTTGTAGAATTGCACCATGACGTAAGCATCTCCGGTCGCCGTGCCGGTGATGTTGGCGTAAACGTCGGTATCGGCGGCGAGCGGCTGCACCAGCGCAGCCAGCGGTACAGTGTTCAGGCTGCCCGCCGTCAGCGCAACAGTGGTGACAATCTCGGCACCGCCCGCAGTCGTGCCGATGCTGAATGCCGGCGTGGTTCCGGTGATGGCCGTTTCCACGTTGGTTGAAACCGCCGTAATGATCGCGCCCATCGGCAATCGTCCGATCTTGACGCTGTAGACGGAAACGCCGCCGATCGGGTTGGCCCGACCGGCAACGCATTGGATGACAGAAGCCCCGATATCGCGGGCGGGGATATTCGCGTCGAATAATGAAGGCATTGTATTCCTCCCGCGATGTCGGGTTGAGGATTAGTCGGAGGCCGAGGCAAAGAAGCCGGTGGCGACGCCCCATTGTTTCAATGCAGTGCCGGCCTTCGGCACCTTGGCAAACATCTTGCCAACGCCGTAAGCTGCCTCGATGCCAGTGCCGGTGATGAAGCCATAGTCATCTTCTTTTCTGAAGGT